TCACGACTTCCGGGGGCCAGTATGCCCGCCGACCTCGGGTGCCTTTTTTTCGATCCGCTCTATCGGATCGGTCTTGTGCGCGGAGTCTTCCTTTTGTCGTTCCGCTTGCTTTTCTGGCTGCTTGCCCGGCAAGTCTTTCTCGTTCAGGGTGCCTGATTGGTTAGGAGGGGAATTCATGCGTATGGTCGTAGACATGTGGATACCTTTTAGGTTGTTGTGGCTGTATGCCACAAGCCCACGGTACGCCTAATGATTGAACGGACCTACGACTATATTGAAACAAGCGTAAGGTCTGAGGCCGCGATCTCCATACGCTGACTTCACGCAACCGCCTATGCGCCTCGCTGCTTGATGTGGTGGACGCAGATGCACTCGGCGAAGGCGACAGGAGGGTAATTGCTCGCTTGAGGCGGCAACCTAGCATTGTGACGGCGCCAGGCGTTGCGCAAGGTGAAGGCATGGGCGACGCGGTCGTCGCGAGCGTTGAAGGTGGATAGCTTCTCTGCGCCAGGCAGGGCGTCCGGTCGGGTGCCGGCGTCATGCTCTGGCGGCCAGCGAACAAAGAGGCCTTGATACCGCGGCCACATGTCGTACTTGCCGAGCATGCCCGGTCTGGTCACGCCGAACTTCTGGAGAAGCAGCTCAGCCTCTTTCATGTTTTGGTAATGACCGCACATCAGATAACAATCCTCTGATGCCAACGACCATGATGAGTGGCCCTATCGCTACACACAGAACTTCATCCTCATATTTGTGAGAGTCAAGCTCCGTCACGCCTTGGCTCGCCAATCGAGCTTCTAAGGCCTTACCGAACTGTTCTCCTTCGCTCCCAAGACGTAATGCCATTTCGACGATGGAGGCGTTGTACTTGGCCATCAATCCGAATAGGCCACTGAAGATGAGAACGGCGAGCCCATATTTCATCGCTGCCGGCGACACTAGTCCAAGCAGCACATTGGCCTGGGAGATAAGCAGGGCGACGGCTGCACCCGTCAACGTCAAAATACCATTCAAGGAGGACAAGGATGCCGGCGCCATGTGTCTAGCTGTCTGCGTCAACGTTGCGGCGGCTGCATACTGCTCGGGAGATGGCGGCGGGGACGTTGTTCAGTACATGAGTAGCCAGCGGAAAGAAATTCTTATCTAGGGCGCGCCCTCATTTTCTGCTTGCTGCAGCATATGCCCGGCAGACTGCCGGACTCTCGGATGGTGGGATGAAGAAGGATATGACGCACTGTGCAAAAAGCCAGTTTACCGCTCTCGTAATCTGTCCTACCGTCCTTAACAGATCAATGGCTTGCGAAGCCTGAGTTGCTGCTTCTTTTTAGACAGCCTGCGGTCGACCTTTCTGTTTTATCAACGCTTTACGACGGAGATGAAAGAGAATGACCAAGATTAATACATGCCTGGAGAGGCGCATAAATGCTGCGTCTTGATGCACCGGTCAATTAGAAGTCTAAAACTAGCTACCGCTTTTGGTTGGCCCACGCACCACCTTCACACGCTTGTCGCGCAAGTAAATCTCGGTCGTCTTTCGGTCTGAGTGTCCCAACAATGCCATTGGATCAGCCCCTTGCTCGTCAGCATGTGTGCCAGACATCGCCCGGATGTCGTGTAGCGTCGCATCCTCGACCTTCGCCTTCGACGCCGCCCGTTTGAATTCGCGCCAGACGTTGGTATGTATGCGTGGTTTGTCGTCGCGGGAGCCAAGCAGGTAGCGCTTGTTCCCAACCACCTCTCGCGCTCGCTGCACCGCAGCTTCCAATTCCGGCGTCCAGCCGACGATCAGCTGTTTTCCAGTCTTCTGCTGTTGGAAGAAGATGCCGCGGTCCAGGATGTGGTCTTCCTCGATTTCCAGGACATCTCCGATGCGCTGGCCGGTCAGGTAGCAGACGTCCATGACGCATTGCATCCAGTCCTGGGCTTGGGCGTGGATTGCGCCGTACTCCTCACGGCTAAGCAGCCGATCTCGGGACTTCGTCGCGAAGCGCTTGACGCTGACGCATGGGTTCGACTCTACCTTGCCGCGGTCTAGCGCCCATTGGAACGTCAAATTCAGGACGGTGAGAAGCCGGTTGGCGCGCCCGTACGTGTGGGCGAACGCATCCATCATCTGAACGACGTGTCCGTGCTTGATCTGGTCGGGTAGAAAGTTGGCAAAGACCTCCTTGAGGGTCTCCGCCGCAGGCCTATAGAGACGTTGAGTAGCGGGGGAAATGTCCTTGAGAAGGTGGGGCAGCGCGGCATCTATCAGCGCCGTCATGCCTTCTTTGGGGACTGAGACGATACGTGCGTATTCAACCAGTGCACTATGCAGGTCCGTCCCAATCTTGCGCCATTTACCGCCCTTGACGTACCAGAACGCCCCGTGCTTCTGGTAAACGCAAGCTGGGAGATGACGGTCCTTGGTTCTTGGTCGCATGGCCTAATGCTGCCTCCATAGCGGCCCGGAGAACCACGGGGGTTCCATCAGGGCGGATTTTGAACGGGATGCCAAGGAATTTCAGGGCGTCAACCTGCCCGTTCTTCCTGGCCTTCCCGGTAAGTTCGATCAGCTCCTCTTGGGAAAGCGTGAGCATATCGCCTCCAAAATGAAGCCCGCACTTCGCGGGCTGAAATCAATAATGAGACATTGACGGTTCATATGCGTCATAAATGAGGCATATCGTTTAGCAGCGCGATCGCATCGGCATAGGCCCGCATGCCGCGCTGCTCGTCGATCTGATCGGCCCCGAGGGTTTCGGCGCACTCGCGGAGCTGGGCGGACAGGCGCTCGATCGCTGCCGCAGCTTCCAGCATGATCGGGGATGGAAGACGCATTCCTTCTGGTGCTGGACCGCTGCAATCCCGCCATCCAAACTCAGGCTCGCCGTCGATCATCGGGCCCATCGCATATTTGCCGCGAAGTCGATGGACCAGGTCATCGGCTAAAGGGGCGCGCAGCTTGGACAGCAGGGCGGATTCGATGGCGCGGGCGAAGTCTTCGACGGCTTCGTCATCCAGGCCTTGTTCAACCCAAATGGATCGGATTTCTTCATCCGTCAGCACGACATCCTGCGCCGGGGCGGGGGTATTGGTGGTCATGCTGCCTCCATGATCTGGTTGACGCGATCGATCCGTTCGCCGATCCATCGCACGTTGGTCACGCACCACGAATTGCCCAGCGCCTTGTAGCGGGGGCCATCCGGGCAATCGTCTGGCTGCTTGCCACGCCAAGCAATGCGGGTGTAGTCGCGCGGGTACGCTTGCAGCGCTTCGCATTCTTCCGGCGTCAGACGGCGCACTTGCATCCGATAATTGACAGCCTGGACCTCAGCGCGCGCTTCAAGCGTGTAGGCATGGTCAGGTTGCACACCAATTCCCTCAGGCCCGCTGTTCGGGTTCTCTCGCAGTGCGCCAGCTTGGATTGCGAACGCCACCGCTTGATGCCCGCCGCCGTTGGTGTGACTGTTTGCGTGCGCCATTGCGCGCTGCGTTCCCGCGACCTCAAGTCCGATGCCGAAGCCGTTCTGCCCGCTACTCTTGCAGTCGAACGCGATCGCCGGCACATGGCTCGTGGAAAGGGAAGGTGATGGGTCGCCGTCATTACCAATACCAGTGCCTGGCGCGCCACCACTCGAGCCATCACGTCGGTTGTTGGTCATCTTGTCGCCACGGCTGGCCTGCCGCATGTCTATGGGTATGAGCGGCGTACCCCGACCCGTACCATCTTCTCTCGCATCAAAGCCTTCGCCGCGCAAGCTGTGTGCTATCAGCAGGCCGGACTCAGCGTCTTGCTGTGTGGCGCTACCTGCGGCTTTTCCGTTCGCTAAGAGGGTTCCCGCGATCAGGCCGCCGTCGCATTCGAAATCGGTTCCGAGTCCGCCACCGCCTTTAGTGCGTGCGCTAAGGGTAGGGGCAAGGCCTTGCCGCGCTTTTCTGCTCGGCGCAAGATCCCCCGACAAGCCGTGGCGCTCAAAAAGTACCGCTGCGGCACTTCGCCAGTCTCCAAGACATCCGACAACGAACACACGACGGCGTCGCTGGGGAACTCCAAAGAACTGAGCGTCAAGAACTCGGTAGGCGAACCCATACCCGAGTTCGCCCAGCATCCCGAGGAAGGTTCCAAAATCCTTGCCTTTGTTGCTCGACAAGACACCGGGGACGTTCTCCCATACCAGCCACTTGGGGCGGTACTTTGCAGCAATGGCACCAAAGGTGAGCATGAGGTTGCCACGCGGGTCATCCAGTCCTTTTCGGAGGCCTGCGACGCTGAAAGACTGGCAGGGGGTTCCTCCGCAAAGAAGGTCAATTGCGACATCAGGCCATTCCTTGTACTTGGTCATATCGCCCCAGTTGGGCGTATCGGGGTAGTGGTGGGCGAGGACGGCGCAGGGGAAGGGTTCGATTTCGCTGAAGGCTACGGCATTCCATCCCAGCGGGTTCCACGCCACGCTTGCCGCCTCGATGCCGCTACACACGCTAAGAAACCGCATTTCGACTCCTAGTTGGGCTAACATCACGGCCATTCACGGATTTGGGCGCGTCACACCGCCTATACCGGCCAGCCTGGTCCCCCCACCTCAGACGCTGGACAAAATCTGGAATAGGGGGAAGGCCTGATGCTTGGCCCAGGCTCATCAAGGGTCCCCAAGCGCTTTTGGAGAAGGCGATATGCATCCCCAAAAAACAGGCAGCTTGTGTAGTTCCGATCTGAAGAACTACTGCGTTGGATTTGCTACCGTTCTCGGTGCAATTCCCGCAGTGGGCTTGAGCGGGGTACCGGCCGTGCTGGTCGCGACATTGGTTGTGATGTCGCTGCATGCTTTGATGCGGTCTTAAGCTGAGAGCCGGCGAGGGCAACCCCTCGCCGCTTGCCTTACGTAGGCGGATTGCCAAGTTTTATCCCTCCTGCTGCTGAGAGGCTGCACGGATCACGGTCTGAGCGTGCTCACGCATGGTGGCGCGGCCCTGCTCGGGCATGTGCGCCCACGGGTAATCCATGCACTCGGCCATCGTTTTCGCAGCGGCCTCGATGTTGAGGACTGGCATCCGCGCATCGCCAGCAGCGGGAGCGGCAACCAAGGCGCCTTTGCGCACGAGGTCAGGGTGGAGTTCCAGCGTATCGGCGTCCGGGTCCAGTACCTTATTACGCGGGTCCAGCACTACGGCCATGCCGAACGCTACGCGAAAGATGCTGCCCTGCCGCGCAGCGATCAGAATGGCGTCCAGCGCGCGTTTGCAATGCGCGGGGTCGTCTTGGTCGAAGAATTCGGTTTCCTCGGCGTTGTCGTCGCCGGGCATGTAGCCCTTCTCCAGTTCTTCGATGATGCGCGATACCGTAAGCGCGGCTTCCAGGTCCTGTTCGCTTGCTCGGGCCATCTTCATGCCTCAACCCCTTCGCCCTGCTGGGCGGCAATGGCGGCGACGGCAGCGCGGGCTTCCTCCCAAACAGGATGTTGCGCACCCATGTCTTCCAGCTCCATGTCGCAGCGGTCTTCGTGTTCGCGACGGATAGCCCAGATCGCGCGTGCGACGGCTTCAACGTCCTTCGCATCGTCATGTGCGCTGGCGGGAGGGGTGCAATCAGGGCACGGCTGAGCGGTCAGGACGTTGCCGACTGCGCCCTGGTCATTGCACGTCTGGCACGGAGCGGCGGGCAGCGGCTGCCAGTGCGAAGGGGTTACGGGCCAGCAGTTCGGCAGATCGTCAGACTCGGCAGAGGTTTCGAACCAGCCTTCCTCAACATCGTCCGGCTCTTCCCAGAACTCTGCGATGTAGGCGGCAGACATCCATTGGCCGCGAACCGTGCGCCAATTGCCGCGCGAGTTCCAATACCCGAGCAGCAGCGTGCGGCCTGTCTGGGGCGCTGATTCAATCGGCTTCCATCGTTGGGACATATCTGGGCTCCAGGATAAGATTTGATGCTTAGGGCAGGTACGTTGGAGTAATGAAGTGAGGACTACGTGATGCTGGATTTGCGCGGTTTGATCTGCACGTCCGTATGGCCGCCAGAGCTGGAGCGGCTTGAAAATGAACGAGATCCTTGGAAGCCAGAGACCTTTGCCGAATGGCGCACGCGAACGCGAGGGCTGACCGGCGCACTGCCTGACGAAGTGTGCGAGCAATGGATTTATCGCCATTACTCCCATTCGCCGATGCAGTTCTTGGAGCTGAGCCGCCTTTCTTGTGATGAAGAGATGTGGACGCCCGAGCAGTTTCTGGCTCGCGTGGGAACCATTTCTGGCAATGAACCGATGGACCCGGTTCACGACCTGGCGGCGTATTCGAAACCCGGCCTCGGGGGGAAGAAGCACGCCACTGCAGAAGCGCTCGATAAAGGCGCGTGGGACTATGCGCCCATCGTCCTTCACGTCCCGGGCGGGTACATCTGCCCCAAGGGAGAACATGTTCAGAAGGACTACCTGCTTATCGAGGGGCATAGTCGGCACCGTTACCTGAATGCTCTAATCCACGACGGCCGCAAGTTGTCCCATCAGCGCGTATTCGTGCTGACGTTGACATAGGATTTAGAACGGGATGTCGTCGTCCATGTCAGCGAGGTTGGCCGCCGGAGTCGACTGGGGTGCCGCGCCGCCGCGTTGGTTCGCGTACTCGTTGCGCTGTGGGGCCGAACGTTGCGCCGGCGCGCGCTGCTGCCGCGGCGCGTCGTCGTAGCCACCGGCGCCGCCTTCGTCGCGTCCGCCCAGCATCTGCATCTGGTCAGCGATGATTTCGGTGCTGTAGCGGTCGGCGCCGGTGTCCTTATCCTGCCATTTGCGCGTTTTCAGACGCCCCTCGATGTAGACCGAGCGGCCCTTCTTTAGGTACTCGCCGGCGATTTCAGCCAGGCGGTTATACATGACGACGCGGTGCCATTCGGCCTCTTCGCGTTTCTCTCCGCTGGTCTTGTCCTTCCAGGATGAGGTCGTCGCGATCGACATGTTGCAGATTGCCGCCCCGTCGGGGCTGTAGCGGACCTCGGGGTCGCGGCCCAGGTTGCCCACCAGGATGACTTTGTTGACGCTGGCCATTACGCGGCTTCCTTGCGCAGCAGGTGTTCGTATTTGGAGACCAGGCGCTCGAATTCCATCAGGTCGTCTTCCAGTTCTTCGATGGCATCGTCGTCGCGCTCGATGCGGATGGTCGTGAGCTGCCGGCCGATGGGTTCCAGGTCGGGTGCCCACAGAATCAGGTCCACCCACTTGCGTCCCAGCAGCCACATGGCGCCGTTGCATTGGTCGATGTAGGCGCTGATGTCGCCGTCGACCACAGCGGTGAACAGGGTGTCGGAAGAGACCATCGTCTTGATCTCGATGACCCCGTCGTCGTCGACAAGACCGTCCACGCTCACGCCGAACAGACCGTCGTCCGTCGTGATGAACCCTGCCTCCTCGACGAAGTTGCCGGTCTTCGCCTCATAAGCGGCTCGGGCGAAGGGCTCTTGCTCGGTGCCGGTGCGCATGGCGGCATTCGCGAAGACGTCCGGCGTCCGTCCGCCGACACGTTCACGCGCGACATCCATCGCATAGGACAGGCACTTCTTCGACGGCGCGCCGCCTTTGAGCTTGTCGCGGCAGTCCTTGAACCGGCTGCCAGTGATCACGCCGCGGCGGGCATCCAGCCATTCTTGGGATCCTTGCGGGGCGGTGTGGATGATCAGACCCATTACTGTTTCTCCTGCTTGAGCATGGCCCGCTTGTCGGCGTAGGCCTTTTTGAACGCGGCAAACGCCGCAAGGTTGTTGGTCGCTTCGATGGCCTTGCAGCCGTCCTGCCAGATCACTGCGGCGGCATCCATGCTGTCTGCCTGCGCCAGCTTGCTGATCCATTCGTCCCGGAGACCAAGTGCCGCGTCATCCGCGCCGGCGCCGTCGTTGTCGTCGCCCTTCTCGGAGATGCCGCAGACCGCCTTCAGGGTGTGGCGCTCAAGATAGGTCGTCGTCGACGCGATGGCCTGGATCGTGTTTTTCTTCCCGCTTTCGTCCGGCGGCGCGCTCAGGGTCACAGACTTCTCATGGCCCAGGCGATGCACCAGCGTGCAGGTGACGTGGATCCGGCCGTCTTTCTGTTCGACGTCCCAGCCCCAGGCAAAGCCGTGCTTGGACAGGGCAGGGCCCACGGCCGTGACCACGTCGGACAGCTCGGCGTGCTTGTAGCTGGTGGTGCCGCGGTCGGTCTTGAATTCGACCTGTTTGCGCTTGATGATCTCCACTGCCTCGGACTTGAAGGCGGCGAAGGCGTCATTGAACGCCTTGCGCGCTTCGCTTGCTTCCCATTCGCGCTGGATCGCCATCATTTCCTTGATCTGATCCAGGGGGATGCCCTGCTGAACTGCGGCCATCATCATGCCGATGGGGGAGTTGGCGGCCGGGCCTGCGACCTGGCCGGCGGCCTGCTCGGGTTGCATGGCCACTGCGCGGGCCGGGGCGTCGATAACTTCGGTCATGGTGTCCTCAGTAGGTGATTCGGATGTTGGGGATCAGGCCTTTGGCGATCAGCGTGACCGCCTGCCGGGCGCAGTCTTCGGGCATGCCGCCGGCGACCAGCGCATCCAGGGCCGCGCGGTTGACCTTGCCCTTGTGGGCCTTGTCGGCTTCACGTCGGGCGGCTTCGGCTTCCTCTGCTGCCTTCGCGTCCGCCTGGCGCTTGATTTCCGCCTGGCGCGCGTCTTCGGCTGCCTGAATTCGGTCCCGCTCGGCCTGCTCAGACGCCACGCGCTCACGCTCCAGGGCCGCTAGGCGATCCAGTTCGGCCTGCTTCTCTGCAGCGATCCGACGCTGCTCCGCCAATTCGGCGTCGCGGCGGGCGTTGTCCGCGGCGGCGCGCGCCTCAGCTTCACGGCGCGCGGAAGCGTCGCGCTCTGCCTGGGCTGCAGCTTCTGCATCACGTCGCGCCTTTTCCTCTGCTTCCCGGGCGATGCGCTCTTCGCGGTCCTTCTGTTCGCGCGCCGCGGCGTCCGCTCGCAGGCGGGCCAGTTCGGCCTGTTCTGCGTCGTACTTCACGCGGGCGGCGAGGCGATCGCGCAGGTTGGTCAGCGCCTTGTCTTTCGTTCGGGCGGCTTCTGGCTCGAACTCTTCCCACTCGGGACCGATGGCGACGGCCTCCACCGCTGCGAGGGCCGCGCGGATCGATTCGGCCGGTTCGCCACTGTCGACGACCAGAGCGACGATGCCCTCGATGGCGTCCTTGTGTCGCTGCACGCGGTCGTCCTCGGCCTGCTCCCAGGCCGTGAGCGGCGCCCGGACCTCTTCCTTCAGGGCATCCAGCAGATCGCGCATTCGCTTGCGCTCCGCGTCGATTTTCTTGGGCACATCCTTCAGCTTGGCGACCAACTCCTTGCCGATATCGTCCAGCGCGACTTTGGCCTTTCCGACCTTGTGAGCGCGGCTGGCGATCGCGTCGCGGCCCTTCTTGGTCTTCAGGTCCGGCACGTGGCCGGTCACCTCGGCGCGGATTTTGTCCAGCCAGGGATCCAGGCCGCCGGGCTTGGAGTAGACGTCCAGCGCGGTTTCCGCCGGCGGCAGCTCGGCAAGTTGGGTTGCTTCGGTCATGTCAATCCTTCGCGGCGACTGCAGTCTGGCCGCAGCCATCGCAGGCGGTGAGGGTGGATTGGGCGTCGAGCGTCGGGCCAAGCACGCAGGCCATGAAGACGCCCGTGGCCAGGGCGACGGCCCCGATGAACATGTCACCGTGGGCGCGCAGGAGACGGCGGATCATGCTTTGCTCCAGGAATCACGGCGGGCGTGCGCGCGCATCAGCGCATCGCCAAGCCGGCCGATCAGGTAAAGGGCGCACAGCCCGAGAAGGGCGGAGGTCACTGGTAGGCCTCCAGTGCCTCGACGTTCATCTGGGCAAGCTGGCGGTTGGCCAGCCCTTCGATGCAGTCGCTCAGGTGGTCGGAAAGGAACTCACCTACGCTCGGAACGGTGGAGCCGATCAGAAGCACCAGCAGCACGGCGCCCTGGTTGTCGGCCAACTCGTTCATCAGGTGTTCCGCCCAGTCGGCAGCCGTCAACCCGTAGGCGGTCGGCGCTTCGTGCGATAGGCACGCCACCACTGCGTCGACCGCTTGCTGGCGCTCGGCCGGGACCAAGTCCTCGTTGGCGTCGGATTCGTCGCGCTGCCGCTTTTGCTGACGCATGAGCGCGTCCATCAGTTGTGCGTGATAGGCACCCATGGCGTCAGTTCCTCGACTCGTTTTCGTATGCCGCAGCCAAGACGCCGGCGCGCGGCGCGGCGGGCATACGGCGGGCCGCCAGCAGGCGGAGGAAGTAGCCCGGGATCAGCGCTGCGCGCAGCGCCATGAAGTCCGTGCCCACGTCGCAGGCCACGCGCAACGCGGCGCGGGCGGCAGGGCTGACCGGCGCGCTGTAGCGGTCGCCGAACCAGAACCGGCGTTCCCTGAACAGCGAGTCCTGTGCGCTCCGGCGGTTCGCCGGGTTCACGCGGTACCCGGGCAGGCGGTCCCGCGAGTAGTCGCGCACCACGGCGCGCAGCTTCGACACGTTCAGCAGGTACTCCTGTCCAACTGCGCCGATGCGCACGGCGCGGCGTTTGATGCGGCGTTCGTTCATGGAAGTCTCCAGGCCCCGAAACCCGAGGCGGGTGGTGAGGATTCATTCGTCAGCCGGCGCTCAAGGAACGGGCTGACGGATAAATTCCGGGGCAACGCTCCCCTGGCTACTCCCGCTCATCGCGGCTCCAGGTAGTGCGCTGCCTCTTCAATCCCGTGCACGCCCTATGCGATCCCCACTTGGGATCAAGGCGTGTCGGTGATAGCCCCCGGTCTATTCATTCAGGCGTGGGGGATTGCCACCTGCGCTTACCGGCCGCGAGCGGCTTTAGGCGTGTTCCATGGCTTGCTGGTTGTTAAAGAGCGGTGGCGCTGCGTCGCGGTGCCGGGCTTAGCCACAAAGCGGTGCGTTGCTGCGTTAGATGAATATTAGGCGGCGCCTAATGTTGTGTCAATAGGCGTCGCCTAATAAATTATTGGCGGGCGAAAAAAAACCCGCTCGAGGCGGGCGGGTGGTTTAGTAGGCCGGTTGGCCCCAGAAGGCCAGCAGCACTATCACCACCCAAATGATGATCTTCATCATGAGGGCTCCTACATCTGATCTGGATCGACCAGGTATAGGGATAGTCATGATCAATTCGGGCTACTCGTCGCTCCAAAGAAAAAGCCACCCGGAGGTGGCTATTGCAACTTACTTGTTCGTCATTTCCCGGATATGGCGATGTGCTTCCTGCTCTGAAATCGGCCGCCACTCTTGGCGTGGATTTCCGTAGAGATAGGCTTTTCCATTCTTGCGTCTGGCTGGCGTTACCCAGAGTAAGAAGTGCTGGCCCACTGGCGCGCTTTCGCGCATGGCCTTCGAGCACTCAACATTCAAGCCGTCGAAGCCCTGACCAGGCAAAGGCCGCACTCTAGTTCTGGAGGAAGACGCTTCTTTAACGGCCCGGTACGTCACCACAACCAATTCCATAGTCGTTCTCCAGAGAAAAAGCCACCCGGAGGTGGCCGCACAAATTCCTGCGCTTTCGCCAACTTAGGCGGTTGCCATAGCGATTACTTTGTCGGCAGCTTCAGCAACACTGGTTACCGCCAGAAGTCGCATGTCCACTGCGTCGGCTTCGCGTTCCATCTCGAGCCGATTCGCAATTAAATTTTCTCGTTGTTTAGGGCCCAATGTCGGGTCGTCATGGCGAGGAGTTGCCGCAATAAGCGCTGCGTTTTTTATTCCCGATACATCGGATGCTCTTGCTAACTCCCAGAGCTTGGCACGGGCATCTTTAACGCTCGCGGTTTGCCGAACAGCATTCAGCACGCTGAAATGAATTAACGCGTTAGACGATAGGAATCCAAACTTCACGGTCGGTCCATTTGGAATTAAAGAGCCTCCGCGGCCGAATCCCGCCGTGAGTTCTGGGCGCCGTTGGATGACCAAGGTGCGTACCTCTGTGCTGAACCGCCTCGTGACCTCTTCTGCCTGGGGAGCGATCCCCTCCTCGTCAGAATCAAAGAGGTCCATCTGCGCCAGGCTCGAATACAGTAAAGCTGCCGTTCGAAGCAATTCGGCCTCAGTCTTCGCTGCGGTCGCGCGCACTGGGCCCGGAGACAATCCCGCCAAAGGCGCGTTCAGAGAGCCGATGTCGTTAGCAGCCTTCGCGGCCGCTACGTAAAGCGCTAGCCCAAAATCAATAAGCTGCCTCGCAGCGCTAGCAGACTGGCCATACAAGCTGTCCAATACGTCATCGCGCAGAATTCTGGACGAGGCCCAGTCGCCTGCGAAGCGGTGCAAAACTCCGACCATCAGGCGCTCTCCCGTGCCTGCTACCGGCTCCCAAAAAAGGGCGCGCCATTGCACGGTGGTGTCCGTTAGAGAGTGGGTAGCGGTCGACATTATGGAGGTGATAGTAGGTCAATGGGCGCAGGAAAGCGAGCCATGATTCTGGTTGGCAACGATCGCAGTCGGTTGCTCAAAAACGCGACGGCACCATTCGCGTCAACGAGACTTTCCATTGCCTCAAATGCTTCGCCCACGGCTTCACCGCTTAGCGTTAGAGCCTGCCCAACCGCGGATCGCAGTGCCGCGTCGTGGGGGCCAACTAGTTGAATCATCTGAGCTAGCTTATTCGCATCCTGCATGTGCTCGCCCTCACCCAACGCAAAGGCATGATCGATCCAAGTCACCGCTTGGCCATCCCAGAGTATGTTGCCCAGGTTCCGGTCCCGATTATCGATCGCTTCATCAATTGCCATTGCGAGCGGCGTGCTGGGAAAGCCAGCGGTCAATTCGCATGCAAGTCTTATAGCTGCCTCCTGCGCGGGGCCGGTCGGAAGCGAGTCGACTCCCAGTCTTTGCTTCAAACTGGGGTAAGCCACGTCCGCCCCGGCAAACGCGATTTCTTTTCCTTCGAGCACGACGAGGTACGGGTCTGGAACATCGAGATTCCATGCGCGCAGAAGAATGCCGCAGAAGCACTCCGCCGTGATTTGACCTGGCGTACCTCGTTTGAGCACGGCCGAACGCATCGTGCCATCTGGAAGCCTAATCACGCATCTTTGAGCGCCAGTGATACCGTCACCCGCCGGCGATTCGGACCCGTTCACTAGAGTCGCAACGCCAAGTTTGAGATGATCTGTCATTCCTTCTTATCCGATTCGTTCTTTCGATCGTATTGGCGCTGCGCTCGGTTGCGTTAAGCCTGCATCCGCTGTCCCGCCGCGTCATGGTGCAAGGTGGCCTATCGGCCAAGCCTAGCGCCGTTGCCACCGCCGGCGGAGCTGACGACGTCCTTGACTGTCTTGTCCTTGTTGAACAGCACCGTCAGGTGTTGTTGCTCCTGGTTCATTCCGAATGCCGCTGTGTAGAAGTAGAACCATTGGGCGGTGAGAAGCCCGTCTTGGTTAAACGCTTGACTCAAGGGAGTGCCAAAATCACGGACCATGTCGTTGTAGGTGGTCACACCTGGCTGGATGGCCTCCACCTTTGCTTGGTCTATCTTCGATCCCGAGCTGGCGCAGCCAGTTACGATGGCGGCGACAAACAGCAATGACATTCTCATCTCGTTACCTCAAGGATGGAGTGCCGCGACATTGCGGCTGCAGTTAGATATAGCTGCTGTTCGTCATGAACGTACCCACTGTCCGGCCTCATCGTCCCGCAGCTTGGCTCCGGCCCAGACGACCTGACCTAGCACCCGGACAGGGTGGCCGTTCTCCAGCGGGATGTCGTAGTAGGCCGGATTGAACGAGCGAGCAACCCATCGACCCGTGAGCTTGTCCCGGGTCACAGTCTTGACGAGCATCTTCCCGTCATAGTTGATGGCGTACACGCCGCCGCTGGCCACGTCCTGCAGCGTCAGGTTTTCGTTGGGGACGACGAGCAGGGCGGCGCCGTCACGAATAACCGGCTCCATGCTGTCCCCCTTCGCATACACCACCCGCGCTTTCCCATTGTCGGCACCCACCGCCTTAAGGAACGAGCGGCGGAACTGGATCATGCCGGTCTGGTCTTCGCTGTGGTTTTCGATGCCATCGCCCGCGGCCAGGCGCACCTCGGCCAGCTCTGGCACCTTCTCGAACCTGTCGTTCGCTGCGTGAGGCTCGCCGGGACCGACGTTCGCAATGACGCCGGCCGCGGTGCTTAGCTTGATTGGCCGTTCGCGCTCCATCTGGAACGTCGTCTTTCCACCTTCCCACGGGGCGGGATCCACGTCGCGTATGCGCATGGGGAACGGATCGTCGGCCGCATCCATATCGACGAGTCCGCCAACTGTGTACGACCGCGGCGGGGGTGGGCTATCCGGAGCCGCGGGCGGCGGCGACACCTGAATCCCTAGCTTCATCTGGGCGATGGCGAGCGCAATTGCTCCCTCGAGCGCATTGAGCTGCGACTCGGGTAGATCGTGAATCTGGTCTTCGGGGATCGTCTTGAAGGGCCACGGCTTGTGCTCGGGCGCCGGCTCCAACGCTGGCGACCCCATATCCGGCCACGACTTGAGGCCCCAATGCTCCGGGCCCACAACATCCGAGAAATACCGCCACATCTCCGGCAGCTTGTCTTTGGAGATCGAGCCCTTCTTTATCCAGTCATGGATTGAAGGCGGTCTGACATTGAAATGACGTGCGATCGCAGCCTGCGAGGGCGCGGCCCCGCTGGCGATCTTCTTTTCAATGGCTGCCTTAATGGCAGCTCCGAGGTCAGTTCCATTAAGCATTGCCTAACTTTCGCCTTGTAGAGCCGCATTAGGCAATTCCTATTGACAGACATTAGGCGGCGCCTAATAATGCGGCATGGACATGAAAAAACGACACGAATCCCTAGCCCGGGCATGCGACATCGCCGGCGGCCAATCCGCCCTCGCTCGCATTCTCAAGGTGACGCCGGTCAGCGTTCATGAATGGGTCAACCTCAAGCGGCCGCTCCCGTCCGAGCACTGCCCGCTGATTGAAGAGGCCACAGGCGTGCGCTGCGAAGAATTGCTGCCCAGCTTTCGATGGGACGTGCTTCGCAAGCCGAAGCGCCAGCGACGAGCACAAGAGGCGAGGGCGGCATGACATCAATGCACCGTCGCGCTCTCGCGCCCGTCCGTCGCCCACGCCATGCGGTCACGCTCGGCGCACAGCTCCTGAAACAAGTCCATGACTGCCTTTTCGCTCGGCTCTTCAAAGATCCGACGGGCCAAGTCCTGGGCGCTGATCAACAACTTTTCCGTTTCGGTCACGAAACACACCTCGCTCTTTGTTCATAAGGAAGTACTCGATGAGCACCACCCAACCAGTATCTGGCGATAGACAGGAAAGCACCCGCAAGACCGGCGCAAGGTATTTGGCCGAGGTCTTGCAGCGCCTTGCAATGACGACGCAAGACCGTGCAGCAGCTTGCATGGGCATGGACGCCAGCACGCTCAGCCGCTTCAAGGCCGAGCATCTGGAACGCGCTTGCCAGTTGTTGGCGGCGGTGGGTCTGCAGGTCGCGCCCGCGGACGCCGTGGTGGTAAGCCGTGACGATCTGCAGGCGTTGAAGCGCATGGCCTACAAGTACCTGCAAGCCGAAATCGAATCTGAGGAGCGGCACTGACATGGCCGATATCACCCTGGTCCGTCAGCAGCCTGTCCAAGCCTCCGAGCAGGAAAAGGAAGCCGCACGCCGCTTGATCTTCGGCGTCGTCGACGGCCTGGGTGAACGCGGCCGCAAGCAATGGCGCCGGCTTTGGAACCAGCTCGTGCGCCTGGAGCCGGGCGAGATGCTGTCCATCACCACGCACAAAGAGCGCATCGGCTGGTACCACCGCAAGCACATGGCGCTTGAGTCGGCACTGTTCGAGGCTCAGGAGCGTTTTGAGGAATTCGAGGCGTTCCGCGCCTGGCTTAAGACGGGCAGCGGTTTCGTGGACTGGTACCCGGGCCCGAAGGGCGGTGTCATTCCTGTGCCGCGGTCGATCAGCTACGCGAAGCTGGAACAGGCCGACATGGAGCAGTTCCACGATGACGCCGTGGCATTCCTGCGCACTGCGCACGCTCAGAAGACCATGTGGCCCCACCTGCCGCCCGCGCGCGCCAGTGAGATGCTGGAGATCGTTTTGCGGGGCTTCGGCGAATGAAAGGCCGCAACCCCACCGCCGAGCAGAAGCGATTTTGGGATCTGCTGGCCTCCCACATCGGCTGCGTGGCATCGCGCATGGATGGCTTCTTCGACAGCCAGTGCTCGATCCATCACATCGACGGGCGCACCAAGCCGGATGCGCATTGGCTCGTGCTGCCTCTGTCCGCCGGCAACCACCAGGACGGCACGGGCGCGCCTGGGCGCATCGCGGTGCACCCCTGGAAGGCGCGCTTCGAGGCTCGCTACGGCCGCCAGCGCGATCTGCTGGTCTGGTGCATTGAGCAGCTACAGGCACAAGGATTTGAAGTCCCTGATGGCGCGTTGCGCGCCGCGGGGATGCTGGAGCACGCATGAATTACTACCCGCACCACATCGGCGACTTCAACAGCGCCACGCGACACCTGACCCGCCTTGAGCGGTCGGTGTACCGCGACATGCTCGACCTGTACTACGACACAGAGGCGCCCCTGACCCTGGATAAGGATGTCCTGTGCCGCCTGCTGATCGCCCGTTCCAACGAAGAACGAACAGCTGTTGAACAGGTGTTGAACGAGTTCTTCACAGAAACCGACGAAGGTTGGCGCCATTCGCGCTGCGATTCCGAAATTGAGAAGTACCACGCCCAGCGCGAGGCGAAATCGGCTGCAGGGAAGGCCAGTGCGGCAAAAAGAGCCCAGAAATCGCAACGACCGTTGAACAGCCGTTCAACACCTGTTGAACAGCCGAACCACGACTGTGCAACTAACCAGAACCAGAACCATAACCAAGAGAAAGATATCCCCCCTACCCCCCGCAAGCGGGGGCAAGGATTCGACGCCTCGGCGATCGAGCTGCCCGACTGGCTCGACCGCGAGGACTGGGAAAGCTGGGTTGCCGATCGGAAGGCCCGCAAGAAGCCGGTGACGGAGGAGGGCGCCAAGCGCCAGCTGCAGCAGCTCGCTGGCTACCTGGACGAAGGCCATCAGCCGCGCGCCGTGATTGCCCACAGCATCGCCGGCGGCTACCAGGGACTTTTCCCTCCGAGGGCGCAGGCGCGCGCCAGCCCGCCTACTGCGGCACAGCGGCGGGCCGCGTGGTCATCCGAGTTGCGGGATGTGCTGGCTGAAGGCCAGCAACGAAGGGAAATTGACATGGGGGTGATTGATGCAAGTAGCTAACGCACAGACCGGCCTGGGCGCGCTCGTGGTGAACGAGATGCACCTGCTGTACGGCGCCAAGTTCGCCCAGCAGTGGGAGGGCCTGACGCCCCGCGAGCTGAAGGACTCCTGGAATCAGAAGCTGGCCAGCCTCGATGAGGCCCAGGTGCGCCGCGGCCTCGTTGCCTGCATGACCCGCGAGTGGCCGCCCACGCTGCCGGAGTTCGTCAAGTTGTGCTGCCCCTGGATGTCGCCTGAAGTGGCGTACCACGAGGCGGTGCGCGGCATGTCGGCCCGCAAGCGCGGCGAGATCGGAATTTGGTCGCATCCCGCCGTGTACTGGGCCGCGGTCGGCGTCAGTACCGTGGATCTGCTCTCTAGCACTTACGGCTCGATCAAGGCGCGCTGGGAGAAGACGTTGAGCGACGAACTGTCGAAAGGCGCGTGGCCGGACATCCCCGAGCCGCGTCAGGCGCTACCGGCCCCGGGCCAGACCCTGGCCACAAAGGCGGAAGCGGCCGCGGCGCTGAAGAAGATGGGAGCAGACAAGGCTCTGGACCAGACCGGACGAAACGCGCGGCGCTGGGCCGAGAAGTGGGACGAACGCATTGCCAAGGGCGAGCAGCCCACGCCAGCCATCGCGACGATGCTGAAGCGCGCCAAGGGCGAAGCCGCCGAGGTGTCGGCATGAACCTGGATCGACTGACCATCCGCCTGCCTTGGCCGGACACCAGCCTGATGGCGAACCGCAAGGGTGGGAAACACTGGGGCGCCAGCCACGCAGCCAAAGTCCGCGCGCGCGAGTCCGCGTTCTTCGCCGCCAAGGAAGCGCTGGGCCGCAACAGCCTGGCCGCCGCCGGCCAAGTGCCGGTGGCGATTACCTGGGTGGCGCCCAACCGGATCCGCCGCGACCTGGACGGCCTGCTGTCGGCGGAGAAGGCGAGGCTGGACGGCATCGCTGCGGCGCTGGGCATCGATGACAGCCAGTTCCGGCCGCTTACGCTGGACGGCGCGCTGGACGCAGACAAGAAGGGCTTCGTGCTCGTGGAGATTGGACGATGACGGCCGACCTGCAGAAGTGGGAATTCCGCGACCCGCTGCTGGTCGTGATGAGCCGGCAGCAGGCGGCGCTGAATCGGTCGTGCAAGGGCTGCGCCCATGCCAAGGCCATCGAAACCCCATTCGGCGACACCGTCACGCGCTGCCTGAAGGGCAAGCCCTACGGCAAGAAGTGCAGCCGGTACGAGGTGACCAATGAGTAGGCTGACGGGCGACGACCTGTTGTGGAACTGGGCCCGCTGGACCTGGTCCGGCGCCACGGTCGGCAACATGGAGGCCTACGTGTCCTGGGAGGACGATCCCAGGCCGATCCTCCATGACCACGCGCTGGTGGTGGAGGCCATGCACGCGGCGCTGCCGTGGCATGAGCGCATGGTGATCATCGCCGAGTATCCGCAGAAGAATGCCAAGTTCGGCGGCCTGGACCCGAAGGGCCGGCTCAAGGCCGCGCGCGCATGGATCGCCAAGACCACCGGCGTGGAGCTGACGGAAACCGATTACAAGCTGTACCTGGGTCTGTTCCGCCGCCAGGTCGAAAGGAGGCTGGCGTGAAGTACGCGCACGAGGTGATGGAGTTGATGGAAGCGTACCCGGCGCGGTCGTTCAGGGTAGGGGAGTTGGTCCGCCACGCGACGCGCGGTAGGCTGCTGTCCGCCGCTGAGCGAGAATCCGCCCGCAAGGCGGTGAAGCGCGTGCTTGACGCCCTGATCGCAACCGGTGCCGTGGCAATCACCCAGCCGGCAGAGGTGTCAGGCGCATCCGCTGAGTACTCCGTGTCCCGCTTCCGGGACATGATGCACCCAAAAGCGGGACAAGAAGCGGGACAATACGTGCGGGCTTCTGCGCCCTGAAGAAATGAAGCCCGGCAGGTTTTAACTCCCGCCGGGTTGTTTCATTGCAGGGCGCTAGATAGCCAATTGATTACTTCTTTGTTCCCCTGGCCGAACCACGGGGTATCCAGGGTGACTACGAACAAAGAGTCATTCGAATCCAGCAACGGGCGCAATGCTTTATATATCTGTTCCGGGCTGGCATTCGAATAGATTGCGTAACTTGACTCCGATAATTTAGCCCAGTTATCGCCGCTAACTTTTTTGACCGCCTGCACAATGGGCGGTCTGCGAACTTCTTTGTTCAGGTCATACGTTACCAAGTAAACCGCCATCTTCATTCTCCAAGTTTGATGGTTCAAGTAACGTAGCATTGGACGCTTACATTGAAGTAAGTATTGTTACATTAACAGGGGCGAGATAGACCCGCCTGCCGGCCCGCATGGGCGCCGCCTGGCAGACGTCACGCGCCGGCCTCTGCTCCGTGGGGGCATCCTGGCGTGAATCGAGCCCATACGTGCAGTCTCCGGCGCCTTGAAAATGCTCATAGCGCATACGTTAAGCGTAATCCCATGTTATGGATTGGACGCTTTCGCGAAGTGCTAAGAGTCGGATTGCCGCGGCATTCCGAACATCGGATGCCCGCGACGTTTCTGATCTAGTCCTTCGCCGGGTCGTTCAGGGAGCGTTTGCGGCCACGTCAGAGCCGGGCTTCGAAATCCCAAGTAGGCCTCGCGCAATGTCAGAGTCGAATGCGCTGGGCGAGAATGGTGTGCGCTGCGTGTTATGTGCGATCACGATGTAACCGTGTTTCTTCAAATTCAGGTTGTCGAGCAATGCGTACCTGTCTACAAACTCTCTGAATGGATGCCCTTTGGCGATGTATCCATTGAAGAACAGCATTTGAAGCTCAGGGCTGCTGAGCCGAGCTCGAACGATTGCCACGTACTTCCACTTGTCCTGAGGTGATAGCAGGCTCTGGGGCTGGTGGTCTATCCACCGGATTAAGGTGAAGAGAGTGCGGATAAGCCCGCCCAACTGGGTTTCATGGCCGTTATAAACGCTCTCCCACCAATCAGATGTTTTTTTCACATATTGGGATTTGAAATTCTGGATCTGCGCCTCCGTGAAGAGCGTGGGATCCATCTGCAAGGTGAGAAATGAAGCGGCCGTGACGGTGTCAGCTGGATCACAATCATTGACGATCTCTTCGAGTGCAAGAATTCCAGTGTGATGGGTGCCATTACGGGTGAAAACAAGACTTTCGACTCCGCTCCTGTAGCCCGTAAGCCATGTAAAAAAAGTCTGTTCAAACGCTTGCCGACTGATCTGGGCTCGTTGTTCGGAAAGCTCGTCCTGTTGTGATCGCAGCGTGAGAACAAGCAGGACAATCGTCACCAAGCCGGCTACCGGGTTGACCATCCCGCCCATGAAGTCTCCGAACGACCCCCAATGCGCTTGGTCAGTTGAAAAATCTCCCTTAAATGTGCCCCGGTAGTACCAAAAGGCGATGATCGCGCTAGCGATCGGGAAAATTGATGTCATCGCAACTAGGCGGAAGGTTCGCCTGGAGCGTGGAGTTTGCGTAGCGTTGCTGGTTGATGCTGTATCGCTGTCCATGTCTATTTTCTGTTTTGAAATGTTACGAACACGGGACTGTATTAGATATGGCGCTGACAGACAAACAGCGCCGCTTCGTGGATGAGTACCTCGTTGACCTCAACGCCACGCAAGCGGCGATCAGGGCGGGGTACAGCCAGAAGACTGCTGGCCAGATTGGCGAGCAGAACTTGAAGAAACTTGAAATCGCCGCGGCTATTCAGCAAGCCCAGGCAGCGCGAGCCAAACGCACAGAGGTGACCCAGGACGAGGTCATCAAGGACCTGCGCGAGCTTCGTGACATCTGCATGGGTCGCAAGCCAATCCGCATCACCGAGGTCATCAAGAACGCTCAGGCCGGTACAGCCGAGTCGGTAGAGGTCGACGTGAACGCGTTCGAGCCGACCGCGGCGAACAAAGCCCTGGAGTTGCTGGGCAAGCACATCGGCATGTTTAAGGAAAAGCTCGAGCACTCGGGCCCTGACGGCGGACCGATTCCCACCATGCCCACGACGATCCAATTGGTTGCCCCAGGTGACGACGGCTGAAATCCAACTCCCCCCGAAGCTGATCCCGGTGTTCTCCGGGTCAGCGCGGTACAGGGGGGCAAGGGGCGGCCGGGGTAGTGCAAAGACGCGCAGCTTCGCGCTGATGACGGCGGTGCGGGCGTACATGTTCGCCCAGGCCGGTGTGTCTGGCGTGATCCTGTGCGGCCGGGAGTACATGAACAGCCTGGAAGACTCCTCGATGGAGGAGGTCAAGCAGGCGATCCGTTCGGTGCCCTGGCTGGATGCCTATTTCGATATCGGCGAGAAGTTCATTCGGACGCGCAACCGCCGCGTCTCCTACACGTTCGCGGGCCTGCGTCACAACCTGGACAGCATCAAGTCCAAGGCGCGGGTGCTGATCGCGTGGATCGACGAGGCGGAGAACGTCAGCGAGATCGCCTACCAGAAGCTGCTGCCGACGGTTCGCGAGAACGACTCCGAGGTCTGGCTGACCTGGAACCCGGAGCTGGATGGAAGCCCGACGGACGTGCGCTTCGTCAAGAGCCCACCGCCGAACTCCAAGCTTGTCGAGCTGAACTATACGGACAACCCGTGGTTCCCCGATGTGCTGGAGCAGGAGCGCCGCAACGACCGGGAGCGCCTGGACGATCAGACGTATGCCTGGATCTGGGACGGCGCGTACCGCGAGAACAGCGAGGCGCAGATCCTGGCCGGCAAGTATCGGGTCGCCGAGTTCGACCCGGCCGCTGGTTGGGATGGTCCGTACTTCGGTCTGGACTGGGGCTTCAGCCAAGACCCGACGGCCGGCGTCAAGCTGTGGGTGCATGACCACCGGCTGTGGGTGGAGTACGAAGCCGGCAAGATCGGGCTGGAGAACGACGACATCGCGGCATTCATGATCGCCCGCCTGCCTGGCATTGAGCAGCACGTGACCCGTGCGGACTCGGCCAGGCCGGAGACGATCAGCCACGTCAAGAGCAAGGGTAGGGACGGCCAGCGCGCCAGCCTGCCGCGGCTGCAAGGCGTGGAGAAGTGGAAGGGCAGCGTGGAAGACGGCATTGCCCACCTGCGCTCGTACAAGGAAATCGTCATTCACCCACGTTGTGTGCAGACCCTGCGCGAGGCGAGGCTGTACAGCTACAAGGTGGACCGCCTGACGGGCGACGTGCTCACGGACATCGTGGACGCCAACAACCATTACATGGACGCGACGCGGTATGCGCTGCAACCCATGATCAAGCGCAAGCGCGGATTCTTCGGATGAAATTCCTTCGCAACCTTCTTGGCCGCGGATATCAGCCTGACGGTGGCAAGCCGATGGGCGACGCGCCTGCATCGCGCCGCCGTACCGGTCTGTTCTCCACCCACCCGCTGGGCGAGAAGGTGCGTCCGGCGTTCGAACTCCCAAAATTCGAGCAGCCCCAGGGCGCGCCCACGGTCGCATCCGACAACGGCTACATCGGCGAGCGCCCGACGCCCAAGACCGCCAGCTTCACGCCGGTCAACGAAGCGCAGCTCGGCTTCTACGCGGCCGGGAGCATCTTCATCGGCTACCAGGCCTGCGCGATGCTGGCCACGAACTGGCTGATCGACAAGGCCTGCAACATGCCGGCGCGCGACGCAGTGCGCAATGGCTATTTGCTGACGTGCGGCTCGGACGAGATCTCGGCCCGGCTGATGGCCGGCGACAAGAAGTACGCGGTCAAGCGCCACCTGCGCGAACTGGTGCACTTCGGGCGCGTGTACGGCGGGCGGATCGTGCTGTTCGACGTCGAGGCGGCCAACCCCGAGGAGTACTACAAGGCGCCGTTCAATCTGGATGGCGTGCAGGCGGGCACATACCGCGGCATGTCCCAGATCGATCCGAACTGGGTGACGCCGGTGCTGACCGAGGACAACCTGAACGACCCGGCCAGCCAGAGCTACTACGAGCCGACGTTCTGGAGGATCAAGGATCGGGTGTATCACAAGTCCCATCTGCGGATCTTCGTGCCGTACCCGGTGCCGGACTACCTGAAGCCGCATTACCGCTACCTGGGCGTGAGCGTGCCCCAGCGCATGATGGAGCGCGCCTACGCGGCCGAGCGCAGTGCGAACGAAGGCCCGCAACTGCTGATGACGAAGCGGCTGACGTCGCTGAACGTGGGCGATGCGGCCCTGACCAACCGTGAGGAGCTGGAAAAGAACCTGGCGGAGTGGGTCGCTTACCGGGACAACTACGGCGTGCGCGTCGGCGGCGCCGAGGAGACGATCCAGCAGTTCGACACCGCGCTGGGCGACGTCGACACGGTCATCATGACCCAGTACCAACTCTCGGCCTCTGTAGCGGGCGTGCCCGCGACGAAGTTGCTCGGCACGCAGCCCAAGGGCTTCAACGCATCGGGCGACTACGAGGAATCGACGTACCGGGAAGACCTGGAGAGCATCCAGTCCAACGACATGACGCCCCTGCTGGAAACGCACTACCGGTTGCTGGCCAAGTCCGAAGGGATTGCGCTGCCGGCCGCCATCGCCATCCAGTGGATGCCGGTGGACAGCCCGACCGCCAAGGAATGGGCCGAGATCGACAAGATCAAGGCCGACCGCGACGCCGCGCTGTTCAACACGGGCGCGATCGATGCGGAGGACATCCGCAACCGCCTGCGCGAAGACCGCGAGGGCGATTACCACAACCTTGAAGACGCCGAGTTCGTAGATGCCGAAGAAAATGGTCACGAAGCGGCGCCAGGCGTGGGGGCAGCAGCAACAGGCCAGCCAGTTCAAGGGCTCGGCGCTGGCGTACCCGGTCGCCGTTGAAGGCCGGTACCGCGCCAGCATGGAGTCGCTGATTGACGGCATGCTGGCGGATTACGACGCGGCGCTGCGCCGGCTGTACCGCGGCAATCCCGAGATCACGCAGGACGAGAGCGTGACCACCCAGGCGCGCCGCATCCTGGCCGAGCTGGGTCGGAAGTGGAGCAAGGCCTTTGCCGAGAAGGCGGGCCCGCTCGCTAATCGCACGATCGGACAGGTGGATAGGTTTTCCAAGCAAAACCTGGGCGCGTCGCTGCGGGACATGTCCGGCGGACTGACCATCAAGACGTTTCAGATGCCGGCCGGCCTGTACGACAAGGTCCTGGCCAGCACGGCGGAGAACGTCGGGCTGATCAAGAGCATCCCGGCGCAGTTCCAGGACCGGATCCAGGGCATCGTCATGCGGTCGATCCAGTCGGGCGGCCAGGGCAGCGGGCAGATCTTCGATGAGATAAAGAATCTCAACCAGGTCACCCGGAATCGCGCCAAGCTGATCGCGGTCGATCAGACGCGCAAGATCACGTCCGCCATGAACGAGGAGCGGATGAGGGCCGCCGGCGTCAAGCAGTTCGAATGGATCCACAGCGGAGGCGGCGCCGAACCGCGATCGCTTCACGTCCAGTACGACGGGCAGACGTTCAGCATGGACAACCCGCCCATCATCGACAAGCGGACCGGGCAGCGCGGCTTCCCTGGCGAGCTGATCAACTGCCGGTGCCGCATGCGCCCGGTCATCGACTTTACCGAGTACCTCGATGAGCAAGCGACAAACTGACGTCAACGGCTACCTGCTGGTGCGCGACAACCCGATCACGAAGGTGGGGGTGTTCTCCTACCTGGGTAGCGAGATCGGCGCGCCTGATGCGGACCGTGTCTACCGGGTGTATCGGCCACAGGAAGAACTGGAGAACCCGGAAACGATCGCCTCGGCCAACCTGGTGCCGTGGATCGACGAACACGAGTTCCTCGGGGTGGACGGGACTCCCGCCGAGAAGAAGGGTGTCCAGGGCACCACGGGCGAGTCGGCGCGATTCGAGTATCCGTACCTGCGCAACAGCATCCGGGCCTACTCGGATTTCATGAAGAACCTCATCGACCGCGGCAAGGTGGAGTTGTCGCCCAGCTACCGCTGTCGATACGAATTCAGCGAAGGCGTGTTCGATGGCCAGCAGTACGACGCCATCCAGCGCGACATTCGATTCAATCATCTGGCATCCGTGAAAGAGGGCAGGACGGGGCCGGACGTGGCTGTACAGGACTGCCTCACCATCACATACGACTCAGCGGAGTTCATCAATATGGAAATCACCCCCGAAATGGAACAAGCATTGCGGGCGTTGATCGAGAAAATCTTGGCGGAACAAGCTGCCGCTGTCTCGGACAACGATCCCACGAAGGAGGCTGTCACGGACGCGGAAGCGCCGGCGGCCCCCGGCGCCGTCACGACGGAAGAGAAGGACGCCGTCGAAGAAACGGCAGCGGCCGCCGAGCAGGCGACCAGTGCGGTCGAATCCGCCACGGCTGCCATCGAAGAAGTGACGGCCGCGCTCGAGGAAGTGCAGGCCGCCGCCGAAGAAGTGAAGGCAGCCCCCACGGCCGACAGCAAGAAGGCCTTGGACGCCGCCCTGGCCAAGCTGGGCGCCGCAAAGAACAAGATCGCCGCGCGCGCTGCGGATGCCCAGGTCATGGGCATGATCGGCACGCTGCAGACCCAGGTGAAGGCCAATGACGCCAACGCGGTGATCAAGCAGATCGCCGACCGCGACGCGCTGGTCAAGCGCGTGACGCCGTTTATCGGCGCCTTCGACAGCGCGCTGCTGGTGTCGGCCGACCACGTCGCCAAATACGCCGTCAAGAAGCTGGGCCTGAAGGCGCAGGACGGCGCCGAGCTCGCGGTGCTGCAAGGCTACCTGCAGGCCGCCAAATCCGACGCCGAGAAGATCGTCGGCGATTCCAAAACCGTGCGCGCCGAAGATACGGCCGCCAAAGTCTGGGGCGAAAAGAAATGATCCCGAACACCGCACGAACCTACCTGCTGTCCGGCATCCCGGGCAATATCAGCCATGACGGCCCGACCCGCGCCGCCTCGGCGATCATCGACTCGGCCGACGAGACCGAAAACGTCTTCGGTCGCGCGTTCACCTACAAGGCCGGTACCGACACGGTCGAAGTGGGCGGCACGGGTGCCTTCGCGGGCATCCTGATCAATCCCAAGGCCTACGCGATCGACGTAGCCTATGCGCGCAACGGCACGGTCGGCGAGTTCGCGACCATGGCCGAGGTGAACGTTCAGCTGGGCAACGACGGCAACATCGGCGACCCCGTGTCTTTCGACCCGGCCACCGGCATCATCTCGGCCGGCGAGACCGGAACCGTCATCCCCGGCGCGCACATCGCCCGCCACGAACCCAGCGCCGAGACTCCGCGTCTGGCGGTGATCGCCCTCAATGGCCTGGTGGTCCTGCCCACCCCGGCCGGCGCCTGATCGGAAAGGAACCAGAAATCATGGCAAAAACTCAATCCAAGGTGCACATGCACATGAGCGGCCGCCTGGCCCTCTCGCGCGGCGCCGTCAAGCTGGGCAGCGATGCCAAGATCGGCTTCGAAGACCTGGAGAACCTGGGCGTCGGCCTGCGCGCGATGGACTCGGCCCTGACCGGCCCGGCGGTCACGAACGGCGCGATGCTGTCGCACATGCTTCAGACCTGGCTCCCCGGCACGCTTCGCGTTGTCACGCAGGTGCGCAACATCGACGAGATCGCGGGCATCACCACGGTCGGTCGCTGGGAAGACGAGCTGATCAGCCTGCGCGTCGCTGAGCCGGCCGCCAAGGCCGAGCTGTACGGCGACACCACCAACATCCCACTGGCCGACTACCGCCAGTCCATCGAATCGCGCGGCATCGTGCGCTTCGAGCAGGGCTTCCAGGTGGGCAAGCTGGAAGACGCTCGCCAGGCCGCCATCGGCTACCAAGCGGCGGACGAAAAGCGCCGCGCGGCCACCGAGTCGCTGGACATCAGCCGCAACCAGGTCGGCTTCTACGGCTTCAACCAGCCCGACACGAACGTGTACGGCCTGCTGAACGATCCCAGCCTGCCGGCCTTCGTGTCCGCGACCACGCCCTGGCTGACCGCGAACTTCGACCAGCTGGTCGCCGAGTTCACGGGCATGTACAACCAGCTCGAAACCCAGATGGGCGGCGAGCTCAAGGACACCGCCCGCCTGGTGCTGGTCCTGCCCACCGGCTACCGCTCGATCTTCAGCGTGTATAGCCCGGCCGCCTCGGGCATGACGTTCCGCCAATGGCTGAACGAGAACTTCCCGAACGTGCGAGTGGTGACGACGGCCGAATTCAAGGACGCCAACGGCGGCCTGGATGTGGCCTATCTGTTCGTCGAGAACGCCGCGGATCAGGACGAGTCGGACATCACCGGCGCCAGCCTGATCCAGGCCGTGCCGGTGCGCTACCAGGTGCTGGGCAGCGAAAACCGCATCAAGGGCTATATCGAAGACGCCATCAACGCCACGGCGGGCATCTTCGTGCTGCGCCCCTGGGCGTTCGCCCGCCGGACCATCAGCGCGTCCTGATCGTCGCGCACTGAACAGAGGGCCGGGGAAACCCGGCCTTTGTCATTTCTGGAGTCGAAATGTCTCGCATCTATATCTACAGCACGCTCAGCAACGACCAGCGCTACCAGCTCAAGAACGGCAAGTCGGTCCTGGTCACGGGCAAGGCCAACGTCGCCAACAAGCAACTGGTGACGCCCAAGGGCATGGTCACCGCCGTCTCGGAAGACGAGTTCAACCTGCTGCAGGAGAACATCGTGTTCAAGGCGCATTCGAAGAACGGCTTCGTGTCGGCCAGCCACGATAAGCAGGACGCGGAAACGTTCGCCGCCCGGAATCTGGCGCCCGCGGACAAGGCGGCCCAGGACACCCCGGAAACGGCGCGGCGCCGCAACGCTGGCGGCGCCAAGGTCAAAGACGCCGAGGCCTGACATGGACTTCCCGCTGGCGAAGTTCCGAATCCTGTTCCCCATGTTCAACGCCGTCCCGGATGACGTGGTGCTGGTCGTGGCGGAATGGGCGCAGTGCTACACCAGCGGGCGCGGCTGTCAGTGCAACGAGCAGCTGTGGATGCTGATCACCGCGCACCTGCTGCAACTGCGGCTGAATGCCGAGTCAGGCAATGGCGGCGCGCCCGGCGCGCTCGCCTCGGCAACCATCGACAAGGTGAGCGTGTCGTTCCAGGCGCCGCCCGCGACCGATTCGTGGTCGCACTGGCTGAACCTGACGCCCTACGGCCAGCAATTCCTGGCGCTGTCCAAGAGCTGCGCGGCTGGCGGGGTATACGTGGGTGGCCTGCCCGAGCGCGCGGCGTTCCGCAACGTGGGTGGCCTGTCCATCCGCGGGGGAAGGTTCCGATGAAGGTGGTGCGCAGGGGCGGCACGGAGAAGCTGCAGGCGACGTTGAAGAACGTCGGCGGCAAGCAGATCCGGGTCGGCTTCTTCGCCGAGGCCAAATACCCGGACGGCACGCCCGTCGCCTACGTGGCCGCCATCCAGGAATACGGCTATCCCCAGAGAAACATCCCGGCCCGGCCGTTCATGCGTCCCACAGCCGAACAGAAGAAGGCGGAATGGGGCCGGCAGATCGCCGGGGCGGTGCGCGGCGCCATCGACGGGAAGGTCGACGTCGGCCAGGCCTTCGAGGCGCTGGGCGCGCGGTCGGCCGGCGATATCGCCCGGACGATCTCGCTGCTGACGACGCCGCCCTTGAAGCAGACGACGCTGGAAGCCCGGCAGGCCCGAAAGAAAACGCCTGGCGTATCGAAGAAGCCCCTGGTCGATACCGGCCAGATGATCCAGTCAGTCAGCCACGTCGTGGAGGATAAATCGTGATCCCAGGCATCAACCTGCTGGGCTTGGCCGCCGGCGTGATCGCGCAACAGGCGCCAGTCTGGCTCAAGTTCAAGGGGCGCACCGAGAACGCGCGGGGGCAGTTTGTCAACGAGTATGAGCCGCCGCAGCCTATCCAGGGTTCCTGGCAACCGGTCGGTGAGTCGACGATCCGCGACCTGGGCCTGGACACCGCCAAGCGCTACTTCAACCTGTACACGTCCCACCCGGTGGAGAACGTGCAGCGCGGCGCGGCGCAGGATCAGCTGATCTATGGCGGTCGCCGGCATGACGTTGTGGGCGGTGCCGACTGGTACACCCAGGACGGCTGGCGCGGAATCTTGTGCGTTGACGTGGGGCCAGTATGAAGCAGAAGCAACTCGAGGCCACAGTACGCGCCGCGCTACTGGCGTTGCTGCCGGAGCAGGGGGTGACGCTGCCCGTCCTCGCGGCGTTCCAGCCCACCAAGCAGGGCCGCGTCGACGACGGCATCTACTTCTTTCCGGTCGGCCGCGGCAAGCGCGGGTGGCAGTCGCGCAAGTACCACGACGACGGCGCGGCGCTGACGGCGACGGAATCCCAGATCAACGAGTCGATGTACCAGTTTCAGGCATTCGTCGAGGATGACCTGGCGGCGCCCGAGCAGCTGCTGGCCTCCGACGTCCTGTCGGTTGTCCGGGGCTTGCTGCAGTCCATGAAGTTCACGCAGGCCATGACGGCGGCCGGCATCGGCGTACAGCGCGCGACAGACATCGTGACGCCGTCGTTCGTGAACGACCGGGACAACTTCGAATTCAACCCGAACTTCACCGTCATCTTCACCCACCACCGCAACATCACCCAGGCCACGGCACACATCCAACAGGTTGCGCCGGGCATCCATCGCATTTGAGGAAAAAGACATGTCCATCAAGATGACTCGCTACGTCCGGATCATCAGTGCGGTGATCGGCGCCAATGCCGTCGCCCAGCAGCAGCTGACCGGCCGGCGCTTCACCACTGACCCGCGCGTGCCCGTCGGCCAGATCGTCTCGGTGCGCCCGGGCGGCGCCGACGATTACTTCGGCTCGGATTCGCCCGAAGCGGCGTTCGCCCGCCAGTACTTCTCCTACGTCAGCCCGGCGCCCGCCTCGCAGGCGCCCGAGCTTCAGTTCGCGGCCTATCCCGACGTTGCCCGTCCCGGCCGCGTGTACGGATACCGCATCTCGGCCAACCTGGCGGACTTTCAGGCGGTGTCCGCCGGCGCCATGAACATCAAGGTGGGCGAGTTCGCCTATGCCCTGACGGACGTGGATCTGTCCGGCGCGACGAGCCTGACGAACGTCGCGCAGCTGGTCACGACCGCCATCGCCACTGCCGCCACGGCCCAAACCGGCACCGCGGCGACCGTCTCCTATGACGCCATCGCCGGTTCCTTCACGGTGGAGTCGGCCGCGACGGGCCCGGGCGCAATCGTGGTATCGCCGGCCACCGGAAGCGATATCGGTGCGATGCTGGCGCTGCAGGGCGCCCAGGCGATCAGTTCCCCGGGATCGGTCGCCATGTCGCCCCTGGAGGCCTTCCGCGCGGCTGAAAATGTGACCGATTCGTTCGGCTCGGCGTCGTTCGGCGTTGCGGTGGACCTGGAAGACGCGATTCCGCTGGCCGAGTACGTCTCCGGCGAGAACGTGAAGTATCAGATGTTCTGGTCGGTGGATTCGGTGACGGCTGACGCCTGGAATGCGGCCATGATCGGCACCGCATCCAACGGCCTGATCCTGAACGGCACGGCCGGCGAGTACAAAGAAGCCCTGCCGATGGCGGTGATGGCGGCCACGGACTACGACCGGACCAACGCCACCATCAACTACATGTTCCGGCAGTCCGGCGTGACGCTCACGTCCGACGTGACTGACGACCAGATGGCCGACTTCTACGACGCGCGCCGGGTCAACTACTACGGCCAGACCGCCAGCGCCGGCCAGAAGATCTCGTTCTTCCAGCGCGGCTACCTGATGGGCGGCGCGACGGCGCCCTTGGACATGTCGGTGCACGCCAACGAGCAATGGCTCAAGGCGTACATGACGGCCCAGCTGATGAGCCTGCTGCTCACCACGAACAAGATCCCGGCCAACAACGACGGCCGCGGCATGGTCATGGCGATCATCCAGGGCGGCGTCAACAAGGCGCTGAACAACGGCACGATCCTCATCGGCAAGACGCTGACGGAACTGCAGAAGGTGGCGGTCACTCAGCTCACCAATGATCCGCTGGCCTGGCACGACGTGCAGGACAACGGCTACTGGTACGACGTCAGCATCGAGCAGGAGACGGGCGAGTCCGGCGTCACGGAGTTCACGGCCAAGTACACGCTGGTCTATTCGAAGGGCGACATGGTCCGCAAGGTCGACGGCTCGCACAACCTGGTCTGACCGGGCGACACAACATTCTGGGCGGCCTGCGGGCCGCCTTTCTTTTGAGGATCAGACATGTACGATACTTCCGCTATCGGCGTAGCCGTGCGCTGCGTGGCCAGCGAGTCCTTCCCGTCCGGGTTCACCATCACCGCGTTCGCAGATGACGCGGATCCGTTCGACATCCCGGCGATCGACATCGCCACGCCGGCCATGAACGTGAATGGCGATCTCGTGGTCTTCAGCGCCCCGACGCCGATCACGATCACGCTGAACGTCATCCCGGGCAGCGAAGAGGACAACAACCTTGCCGTGATTCTCGAAGCAAACCGGGCCGCCAAGAACAAGCGGCACGCGCGCGACGAGATCACCCTGGTGGCCACCTATCCGGACGGCGCCAGCCTGACGCTGAGCGAAGGCAAGATGACCAACGGCATGCCCGGCAATTCGCCGGCGTCGGCCGGACGCATCAAGTCGAAGTCCTACACCTTCGCCTTCCAAAACCTCTCCCGCACCCGCGCGTAAGGGCCCACCATGGCAGACCTGATCAAACCCCGCGTCGTCATGGTCAAGAACCGTGATGGCGTGGAGAAGGCATTCACCATTTCCCGCCTGCCGGCCACGGTGGCGCGGGAGGTGATCGCCAAGTACCCGCTCTCGAACATCCCCAAGTTGGGCGACTACCAGACCTCCGAAGAGGTCATGAAAAAGCTCATGGCCTATGTGGCAGTGGATCTTGACGGGCGCGAGCAGCGGCTGCACACCGCGGCGCTGATCGACAACCATGTCGATGACGGGATCCAGCTGATGAAGCTGGAAATCGAGATGATCGAGGAGAACACCGGTTTTTTCGGACTCGGCGGGCAGCGCGGTTTCCTCGACTGCCTGCTGGAAAAGTGTCTCCACTCGATTATGCCAATGCTGACCCCTTTATTGGATCAATTGTCAGCTCAGGCCTCGCCCGACTCGTCGAGCTCAAAACCGAAATAGACCTGGAAGAGGCGATGGACCTTTGGGAAATCGCCACGACCAACAAGGTCAACGAAATCCGCGCGATGGAAGCGGAAAAGAGGAAGTGACATGGCCTTGCTGGACGCCCTGACGTACATCATCGACGCCGACAACTCCAAGCTGAACAAGGAGATCGACAAGTCGGAGAAGAAGACCGACGAGTTCGGGAAGTCGATGCTGACCGCCGAGGGGCGCGCCGGCCTGATGGAGGAGAAGATCAAGGGGGCATTCACCCGGATCGGCGCCGCCATCCTGGCCACGGTCGCCGCCTCCAAAGCGCTGGAGACGTTCAACAACCACGTCCAGACGGTCGAGCAGATCCGCAACACCAGCGACGCGCTGGGCGTGGCGATCGAGGACGTGGACGCGTTCGGCAAGGCCATCGAGCGGATGGGCGGCGACGCCCAGGGCGCGCGTGATTCGCTGACCGACATGGCCGAGTCCATCGGCGAGGCGCTGCAAGATGTGGAATCTGGGCGCGCCAAGACCTTCAAGGCGCTGGGCATCAGCCTGAAAGACGTCAACGGCAACGCGAAGAACGCCGTGCAGGGCATGGTCGAGCTGGCCGGCGCCGTCGAAGGGATGGGCCGCGAGCAGGCCGTCTTCCGGATCAAGGAGCTCGGCATTACCGACAACCGATCGGTCGAGCTGCTGCTGAAGGGGCGCCAGGAAGTCGAGCGCATGCTGCGCGTGCAGAAAGAGCAGGGCGTCGTCACGAAGGAATCTGCTGAGCGGGTCCGGGTCTACTCCGAAACCCTGGCCAAGCTGAAGCAGAGCGCCGGCGTCGCGACGAGCGGCATCGTGGATTGGATCCTGCCGGCCATCACCTGGTTCATACAGAAGCTGGATTCGGTGGTGTCCTGGATGAACCGTCACGACACATTCGTGAAGGGCTTCTTCATCGGTCTGACGGCGATCCTGACGGCTATGTTCCTGCCTGCGGTGGTCTCGGCTACCGCGGCGGTTTGGGCCCTGATCGCCCCGTTCCTGGCGGTGGCGGCGCCGATCGCTGCAGTGGTCGCGCTCTTCGCGCTGCTGTACGACGACGTGATGAACTTCCTGGACGGGAATGATTCACTCATCGGGCAGATCTCGGAGAAGTATCCGATCGTCGGCGAAACGGTCAAGGCGATGGCCGAGGCGGTGAAAGCAGCGTTCAAGTGGGTGGTTGATGCCATCTCGACATCGTGGGAGGTCATCAAGGGCTTTCCCGACAAGGTGGTGGGTGCGTTCACCTCTATGGGAGCCAGCATTCGCGACATCTTCGACGGGATCGTCAAGGTCGTGCGGGGCGCATGGGAATACGTGGGGAGCGTGTTCGACAGTGTGTCGGCGGTCATCAAGAAAATCGGGAAGTGGCTAGGCTTTGGCGGTGACGACGACGTTCAGATCACGACCACCAGCGTGTCTAAAGGCGTAGCCAATGCTGAGGCGACCGCCGCTGAGAACAAGCGGGCGGCGGAGAGCGCTGAGGCGGCCGCCGTTGAGGGCAAGCGCGTAGCGGAAGGTCCGGACGGGGTGGACCTTCCTGCCGTACAGAACGATCCGCGCTGGCGTCGGGGCGCTCGACCGAAGGCCGAGCCGCCTCGTACGGAATTCGCACCGCCTCAACCCGCGGCGCAGAGCAGGGAGCCGATGCGCCAGGTCGACGCGAGCCCCATCCATGCGGAAGGGCGGATGGCAGAGAGCGTGAATGCGGCGCGGGTTTCGCTGGATACCGCCGCGGCCAACCCCGTGAACTCGATCACATCCAACGCGATTTCGAACGCCAGCAACACGCACAACGAGACGAACGTGCAGGTTGGCCAGGTCACGGTGCAGACGCAAGCGACTGACGCGCAGGGCATAAGCCAGTCGATCGGCAGCGAGCTGAAGGACCAATTGAAGAACGTTCAAGCAGATTCGGCCACGGGGATGGGGCGGTAATGCAGCTATCAGACAGCCTTTCGACGTCCACTCAGCAGCAGGTGACGATCCTTGATGCTGAGAGCTTCGAAACCCTCTTTGCGTCCGCCCATCCAATGCGCGTCGCGGTGAGGGAGACGAAGCGGGCCACCAAATTTGCGGTCGAGGATGGCACGGAGCGATCGGACCACGTCGTCCGTGAACTGACTGAGATCCAGATCGACTTCTTGCTGGCCGACGACACGCGCAATCAGTTCGAATCGCTGCGGCAGGCGTTCGACGATAACAAGCTTCTGACCGTCCAGACGAAGGTCAAGTCCTACGAGAGCATGCTGATCGTGGACATGCCGCACGATGAGACGCCCGAACTGGGCATGGCGATCAATGTCCCGATCCGGTTGCAGGAGTGGATCGAGGTCAAGCCCGAGTTCGGCGAGCTGCCGCCGGCGAAGGTGGAGGACAAAAGCCAGTCAAGCACCGTGAAGCGCGGTCAGCAGACGTCCCAGGAATCTGGACCTGCGACCGAACGGAAGGGCAGCGTTTTGAGCGGGGTGTTTAATTGAGAGACATCAGCCTATTGGCGGTGCCGAACCAAACGTTCTCGACCACGATCAACGGCGTCCTGTGGGAGCTGACGATCAAGGTTGCGGTCGGGACCATGCTGGCCGACGTGCGCCGCGACGGCGTCGACCTGATCCGTGGCCAGCGGATCGTCGCTGAATTCCCCATCCTGCCGTACCGCTACCTGAGTCACCAGGGCAACTTCGCCATCCTTACCAGGGATGGCGAACTGCCATGGTGGGAAGAGTTCGGGCGGTCTCAATCACTGATCTACCTGGAGCCGGCGGAGGTTGGCATCGATGATTGACCTACGCGCCATCCGGATCGGGGTCGAGGTGTCCGGCCGCATGAACTATTACAGCGCCACGGACGGGATGCGGATCAAGGCGAGCGGCACGAAGTACGCCAACGCAACGCAAAACGAGTGCAGCGTGACGATCTCGAACCTGCGCCGCGAGACGCGCGACTTCCTGCTGACCGAGACGAGTCCGTTCAACAAGAACCGGACGCCGAAGCGGCTGGTTGTGGAAGTGGGGCGCGTGTCCACCGGCCTGTTCAAGGTCTACACGGGCGACATTATCAGCGCGGAGCCCAGCAGCCCGCCGGACGTGGACATCGTCTTGAAGTCCAAGACCGGCAACGCAGCGAACGGCACGGTCGTGTCAAAGAGCGCGCAGGCGACGTCGAAGCTCTCAGCCATCGCCTCGGCGGTGGCTACCGACATTGGCGCCACGCTCGATTTCCAGGCCATGGACAAGCTGATCGCGAACTACACCTACACCGGCGGGGCGCTGGGGCAGGTGAACCGCCTGGCGGAGGCCGGCGGAGTTCGAGCCTTCCTGGATGACACCCGGCTGATCGTGCAGGACTTCGACAGGGCCGTGCGCGGCCGGGTCAAGATCCTCAACATGAACAGCGGCATGGTGGGCATCCCGAAGGCCACGGAGAAGGGCGTGGAGGTGACCTATCTGATCGACGGCGAGTCGGTCCTGGGCGGCACCTTGCGCCTTGAGAGCAAGTTCAACCGGTCGCTCAATGGCGACTACAAGATCGATCAACTCAAGTTCGACGTGGCCAGCCACGAAGACCCATTCTTCTACCAAGCGACATGCAGCCGACTGTAGCCCCAAACATTGACGGTGCGGAAGATGGAAGCCTGGCGGGCGTCCTGAAGTCCTGGATCCGCTCGTTCATTCGCGAGAACCTGGACGACATGTTGCCGGCCCAGGTCGTGTCCTATGACGACGCGTCGAACCGGGCAGTGGTCAAGCCGCTGATCATGGTGGGCACCACGGACGGACAGAAGATTTCCCGCGGCAGCATTCCGAACATCCCGGTGTTTCGGTTTGGTGGGGGGGGATTCTTCATGCGGTTTCCGATCAAGCCGGGTGATTTCGGGTGGCTGAAGGCGAACGACCGCGACGTGTCTCTCATGTTCCAGCGCGGCGGCCGGGAAGACTGGCCGAACACGGAGCGGCTTCATTCGTTCTCGGATGCGATGTTCTTTCCCGACACGATCAAGGACTGGGCGATCGCTGGCGATAACGCCGACGCCCTGGTGCTGCAATCTCTGGACGGTGCGGTCTGCATCTCTTTGCACGCTGGCGAGGTGCGGATCAAGGCGCCCAAAGCGAAGGTGGAAATTCCTGAGTCGGAATGGATTGGGGACATTGAGTTCAAGGGCAACGTCGCCACCAGCGGCGGGAATGTGGCGATGTCCGGCGGCACGCTCACCCACAACGGCAAGAACATCGGAAGCACCCACAACCACAGCGGGGTGCAGCCGGGTAGCGGCAACTCGGGAGCCCCCAATTGATCACGTTCCAGACCGACGACGACAACGACTTCGTGACGCTGCCCAATGGCAACTTGGCGATGGTTTCGGATGCTCAGGCAGTGGCGCAGGAGGCCAAGCACTTCGCGGCCACGGCGCGCGCGGAGATGATCCATGCCTATGACGAGGGCATCCCGTTCCTGCGCGAGGCGTTCAGCAAGCAGCCCAACATGGCGCAGTTCGAGGCGTCCTTGCGCCGGCGCCTGCTGGATACCCCGGACGTCACTGGCATCGTGAGTCTCGTCACGCAGATCGAGGGCGAGGCGTTGAAGTACACGGCGACGCTCCAAACCACATACGGCACGGTAACGATCAATGGCTGATTACAGTTTCATCGCCAATCGCGGCGTCATCGTCGCGGATACGGCCACGACGCGCGCGCAGGTGGAAGCAGAATTCCGGGCCGTTTTCGGCGACGACATGCCCACCGACCCGGCAACGCCGCAAGGCATGCTGATCACGCGGATCACCGAAGAGCGCGACGCGATCGCGCGCAACAACGCCGAGCTGGCCAACCAGATCAATCCGGCGCTCGCCGGCGGCGTGTTCCTCGACTCGCTCATGGCACTGACGGGCGGCCGGCGCCGCAGCAGCGTGCGATCGCTGATCGTGGGAGCCATTTTGGGCGGCGTGCCCGGCACAAATGTCCCCGCCGGTTCGATCGCGGAGACGGCGCTGGGCGAGCAGTTCGAACTTGTGACCACGGTCGTACTGAGTTCGGCCGGCACTGCCACGGGCAATCTGCGGGCGCTGCAAGACGGCGAAATTGTCGTGCCGCCGGGCGGCCTGGATTCGGTAGCCTCCAGCGTCCTGGGGTGGGAGACGATCACCAACCCGGCCGCGGCTATCCCTGGGCAGGTGGAAGAGAACGACGTCCTCTTGCGCCGGCGGCGCGCGCAGACTCTGGCGCTGCAGACGACGTCGATCAACGAGGCGATCGTTTCACGGCTGTATGACATCGAGGCCGTTCGCTCGTGCTACTACCTGGAGAACTACGCCGACGTCGACCAGGTGATCGACGGCATCCCAATGCGCAAGCACAGCATCTGGGCATGCGTTGAGGGCGGCACCGATCAGGAAGTGGCCCAGGCGCTCTTCGAGACCAAGACCGTCGGCGGCGGATACAACGGCGCGGTGGTTGTCCCGGTCCCGGATCCGGTGAACGGCCGGCTGTACGAAGTGAAGTTCGACCGGCCGGAGGAGATTGCTCTCCTCATCCGCGTGACGGTCAAGGCGAGTTCGCTGGACGTCCAGCAGCTCGTCCCGGACCTGATCATGAACTACGTCAACGGGGACATCGAGGGAGACGTCAGTTTTGTGGTGGGCAGCGATGTGTCGACCTTCGAGCTCGCCAGCGCCGTCAACCAGCAAGAGCCGACGATCTTCGTCAAGAAGGTTGAGCTTTCGGTTGTCGGTTCCGGCACCTGGTCGGCCGACACGATGGAGATCGCGCCCAATCAGATCGCGCGCACGCAGCGCAGCTCCATCCAGGTGGTGATCACATGAGCGGCACGCAGCAATTCGACTTCTCCGTCGATCTGATGCGGTCGATCCTATGGCAGTACGAGGGCGCCCCGCGCGCCGTCGCGCTGGCGCGGAACGATCAGGCTTGGCTCGACGATCACCACGCGGAGTTCTGGCGCAACTGGCATCGGGACGTTTTCGACCTGGACACGGCCAACGAGTTCGGACTCTCGGTCTGGGCGCGCATTCTGGGCGTGTCGCTTGAGATCGGCGCGCCGCGGCGCGTTGAAGGCGTGTTCGGGTTCGGAGTCAGCAACGCCAACTTCGAAAACGGGAACTTCGGCCGCGCCGCCGATGGCCAGGTGAGCCTCGACATCGAGTCTGCGCGCAAGCTGCTGAAGCTGCGCTGGTTCCAGCTGACCATGCGGCCGACCGCGCCGAACATCAATCGCGCGCTGGAAAGCGTCTTCGGGGCCGGGAAGGCCTCTGTGTTCGACAACTACGACATGACGACCATCACGTTCATGTTCTCGAGTACGCCCGATTACAGGCTGCGGCGCCTGCTGGAAAAGACGGACATCCTGCCCCGGCCCTCTACGGTCGGGATCAAGTGGGCGGTGCAAGTTCGGCCCTCTTGGGGCTTCGGCCCGAACCACCTCAATTTTGAAAACGGAAACTTCGGAGCGTAAATGGCTACCAGGATCTACAAGACGCCGTTCGCGGCGACGGGCGACAAAGAGGCATTGGCCACTGCGGATCAACCCGACGGCAAGGTGTCGCTGCAGGCCGGCTGGACGCCCGACTACGAACTGCCCAACGACAACCCCAACTATCGCCCGGTGGGCCGGGCGGAGATGAACGGCATTCTGAGCGAGGTCACCGAGGGGCTTGGCGAAATGCAGTTGCGTGGCTTCGCCATCTGGCAAGCCATTGACGGCGGGTGGCCGGCGGGCGCGCAGGTGATGGTCGGCGAGGTCGTTTATGTGTCCGACATCGACAACAACCTGACTACACCGGGCGCCGTGGGCGCCAACTGGACAAGAGTGGCAACTGGCGTCGCGACTACGGCACAAGCACAGGCGCAGACTGACGATACGCGTTCGCTGACGCCGAAAAAGCTTGCGGAAGCTTTTAAGGGAGCGAACCAGACTCTCGGAGCAACTGGATTCCAAAAGCTGCCGGGCGGTTTGATTATGCAATGGGGCAACGCCAACGCGGTCAACGGATCTGTGATCGTGACATTTCCCATCGCGTTTCCCACTGCGAACTTTACCGGTGTTACGGACACGGATGCTGCCGCGATGTGCACTGCTTACCGATCGGTGAGCAAGTCACAGTGCGAAATTTACTTGCATAACCCTTCCGGCGTCGGACAGAACGGCACGGTTCGCTGGATTGCTTTGGGGTATTGAACATGATTTATTTCTCTGCGAGTCCCGTTGGGTTCTACCGAGAAGACATCCACGGCGCCGACATCCCGGCAAATGCGGTTGGGATCAGCGAAGAAAGGTACATCGAACTTCTGTCCGGACAAGAGTCCGGGAAGTTGATAACCGCGGACGAGAATGGGCAACCCGTCTTGATTGATCCACCTTCGGCTTCGACCGCACCGCGAATCATTTCTCGCTTCCAAGCATTGGCAGCGTTAATGCAAGCGGGTTTGCTGCACGACGTGGAAGCGTGGGCCGCTGACCCGAACACCCATCCTCTGCATCGGCTCGCATTTGAAACAGCTGCCGAGTTTTCCCGCACCAGCCCGGCGTTGAATGCGGGTGCCGAGGCGTTGGGTTGGACGAGCGAGCAGCTCGACGACTTGTTCCGGGCTGGTGCGGAGATTCTTGCCTGACTCCAGGCGACTACACGAGGGGCTACGCGCGCGGCGTGCGCTTTAGGGCACCGATTCCCTCGGGCTGTTCGCCGCGCGCGAGGAACCGCGCTTGCAGTCGGTGGCGGAAGCGTTCAAGCGGCATTTCCAAGTAACGATAGGCAGCCGCACCAACGAAGATTGAGATGACCACGGCAGCGATCATGGCGAGCGGGCTGCCCTGGAATCTCGTCTGCAGGTGCATGAACACCAGCCAGTGGAACAGGTAGACGGAATAGCTCCAGGCGCCCATCTTGCGCATGAACGCCGAATCGACCAAGCGACCGAAGACGCCCTTAAGGTCGATCGTCGCGACAATGAACAATGCCCAGGCGGCGCTGATATAGACGAATTTGTCAGCCAGCGCCGTGTCGTAGGGAACGCCGAAAAGTGCGTGGCGTGCGCCGGGGCTTCCCATCACCAACCCTGCAGTGACCAGAACGCAGATGACATTCGAGGTCCGATCGGAAATGCGGCCGCGCACGTCGTTGATGATGGTGGCAAGGTAGCAGCCGATCGTGAAGCTCGACAGATACCACTGTGTCCCGATGGCGTTGATTTCTGTGCGCCAGTAGGGCCACAGCGCTTGCTGGATCGCTATCAGAGCGACGGCGGCACCCGTCACGGTTCGGATGCTGTGCTTGCGCGCCGCTATGAGCAGGGCTGCAACAAGGGGGAGCCATGCGTAGAAGGTGAACTCGACGGGGATGGTCCAGAGATGCGCGTAGCCTTTCTGAAACGTCAGAGCGAGCCACACGTCTCGCGCGGAATCTATGCCGGCCGTGCCCAGCACGAAGTACACGCCAACAGCGATGGCGAACAGCGGCAGAATTCGCAGCACCCGGCCGAGAGCATACGAGGCCAGTACGGAAACTGAAAAACCGGAAGTCTGAAACTTGTGAGTCAGGAGGAATGCGCTGAGGACGAAGAACAGCCAAACGCCAATTTTTCCCGTACCAGCGAGGTAAAGGCCCGCGGTGGTCATGAAGAACATAGCGAACGCATGCGTGAGCAAAACGACGACGCAAGCCAACCCGCGTATTCCGTCAGCTCCTGGGAAGCGCTCGGTTTTAATCATTTCTCATTCTGGGGCGATGTGTCGCCGCACTTTTTGGTGCGTCTGATAATTGATCGGGAAGCCGCAGTGTCACTTGAGCGGCCGAGCGCGGCGCTTCAGGGCGGCGCCAGTGCATAACCTCGAATTTTACCCGCCACGGCGGGTTTTTTTACGTCTATAGGGGACGGGATTGAATATCCAAGACTTCGACGCCTTCGCGGCCAAGTTCGCCGGCGTGCTTGGCGCGGCGGTGTCCATGCGATACCTGCAAGGGTCCTGGCCGGCGCGTCTGAGCATGGCCGTCAGCGGGTCGCTGGTGGCCTATTACGCGTCGCCGTACCTCTCGCTCATGTTGGGTATCCCTGAGGGACTGGCGGGCTTCCTGACCGGCATGTTCGGCATGGCCATCGTGTCGCGCGCCTGGGAGGCAGTGCAGGCCGCACCGGTGGGCGCTCTCTGGCAGGCCGTCATCGACCGCGTGCGCGGCAAAGGGGCGTGACATGGACAGCACCATCATTCTCACACTGTGGGCGGTGCTGGCTTTCGTTTGCTGGCTGGTGGTGGCCGGCGGCGCGGCGCTGGCGGTCTTCGCGCACGGCATCAAGGACACGACGCTCGAGCGTATCGGCCTTTCCGCCGTCTGCCTGACCGCGACGGGCGCGGCCTGCCGCATCTTCGTTGCGGGCTGGGCCAGCGCAGGAGACGCGGCGCTCGCGGCCTCTGCCGCCTTCTACGTGGCCGCCGTGACGGCCAAGCACATCCGGACACCGAAGCTATGACCCTTTCCGAGATCATCAAGACGGCCATCAATCCGGCGCTGGCGCTGCTGCCCGCCAAGATGGACACGCCCGAAGTGCGCATCATGCTGCTGGCGATAGGGCTGCAAGAATCGCGCTTCGAACATCGGCGCCAGCTGGTAGGCAACCCGCCGCGCCCGGCAGGGCCAGCCAAGAGCTTCTGGCAGGCGGAGCAGGGCGGCGGCATGGTGCACGGCGTCCGGCTGCATGCCGCCACCAGCGCCGCGGCCACGCATCTCTACCAGGCCCGAGGCGTGCCGGCGCGCGACGCCGCCATCTGGGACGCCATCGAGCACGACGACGTGCTGGCGGCCGGCCTGGCGCGACTGCTGCTGTGGAGTGATCCCGGCCGGCTGCCTGCGGTCGGCGATGAGCAGGGCGCCTGGAACCTCTACCTGCGCACCTGGCGGCCGGGCAAGCCGCATGCGCAGACGTGGCCGGCCCTGTACGCGCGGGCGGTAGCCGAGGTGACGCGATGAACCCCCTGCTGCGCGCCGCGGTGCCGTACCTGATCGGCGGCGCCCTGGTGGTGGCCATCGTACTCGGTGTGCGCTGGTACGGTACGAGCCAATATCAGGCCGGGGTCGCCAAGGCGAATGCCGACCACACGCTGGCCGAGCTGACCGAGTTCAAGACCCAGGCTGCACGCCTGGGCGGAATCTCCGACACCCTGGAGGGCGCCTTGGTGGCGCTGCGCGACGCTAAGCCCAAGACCATCGAGAGGTATACCCGTGTCGAAGTTCAAAGCCCTCTGCCTGCTGGCTGCCGCATTGACGCTGAGCGGTTGCAGCACATCAACGAGGCCAGCCGCCTGGCCAATGCTGCCAGCCAATCTAGCGCAGCCGTGCCCGCCGGTGCCGGAAGTGACGAGCGATAGCTGGGATGACTTCGCGCGCAGCTACATGGCGCTGACTATGCAGTATGGGGAATGCGCGGCCCGGCATGGTGCGATGGTCGGCGCCTGGCCGCAGCCGTTGCGCTAGGCTTCTCGGACGGAAATCTCGAGATCCTTTCCCATCGTGCGCAAAGCGGCGGAGATCGTGTCGATCTTCGTCGCATGGCCGAGATTGACGATGCGCGTGACGTCTTGAGGGCGGGTGTTCAAGCGGCGGGCCAACTCCGCAGGGGTGACGCGCTGAGCCACCATCTCGTTCAGCAAAAGAACCTTCGCCCACACGCTCGGGGGTAGGGCAATAAGAACCTCCCCTTCTTCAGGGGCGGACGGTAGAGGAACGGGGCGGCGGTCCTCGAAATAGAACTCCATGGCAGTCAGCAGCGCGCCGGCCGCCATTTCGAGCGCGTCCTCGCGGTTGTCGCCGCAGGTGATCGCCTCCGGGATATCGCGGAACGTGACGTTGAAGCCGTCGCCCTCGGGGTCGAGAAATGCAGGATATCGAGCCATATAATTTGCTGTGCGGTGTGGCGTAGCGAGTGGGGAAGCCCCTTTCGGGGCCTCCCTCCTATTTCAGTCCTAGTTGCTTCAGGATGTTCTGCCTAGTGTCTTCTCTCAATTCTTTGGAAGGGTGCCTAGGCAGGGTGGACTGTTTTCCGTTGTAGTAGGCTTTCGTGTGGTTGCTACCCTCTGCGAAAGTCACTCCTTTGGAAGCGAGCCACCGTTTGAACTCGCTTTGCTTCACCGCACCTCCTTTGTTTGTTGACAGTGAAAACAGTATAAACAAAAACGTTTATACGGTCAACAAAAAAGTTGATGTCGGGTCAAAACATTTTCACTCGACCAGCCACTGCATCCACCATCCCTGGTAGTAGCGCCTTCCGTCGATCTCTTCGAAGCCGCAGACCATCATGCCCCTGTCAGAACAGAAGGTGAGCAGCTCGGGTTCGAGCAGGTCGGGGATCGGGCCCTTCGCGGTCGCGCCGAACTTCGCCAAGCCGTCCATCGTCATGACGCGCACCTGACGACGCATGTCCTCGCGCGTGATCGAGTACATCCGCACCGTGCCGGTGACGGCCGGAGCCGGGTCGTTGTCCCGGCGCTTCTGGCCGAGGTAGTGGGTGCGGACGACGGAGCAAAGCATGATTCTGCTGCGGTAAAGCTGTATGGATATACAGTATATGGCAGCAGAATCGGGGTCAGGTCATCGGTGTGGCGACGAGCTTGCCGGAGGGGAAGGGTACGAGGAAGTCGCGGCTCTGCTCGGCGCTGGCGGTCAGCCAGTCGCCATACGCGCCCTCGGGAAGGATCACCACCATGCGTTTTTCTTTGTTGGGTTGGTGGTAGTCGCGGAACAGCGGATCCTGGTCGGCGTTGATGGTGAGCATGGTGTAGCTGTTGTGCCATTGACCGGCCGCGTCGCGGTAGCGGTCCCAGAGCCCGGCCACGCCTAGCGGCGCGCCGTCGGCTCGGGTGAAGCGCGTGGCCACCGCTTTGCCGGAACGCCAGTCCGGTTCGAAGATCGCGTCGGCTGGGATGATGCAGTGTTGAGCCCTGCGCCAGGCGTTGCGGAAAGTGAATGCATTGGCGACGCGGTCGTCGCGCGCGTTGAAAGTCGACAGCTTCTCCGCTCCGGCCAGCGCGTCCGGCCGAGTGGAACCAGATATCAGGCCCCAGCGGCCCGTCACGGCTTCGATGTCGGGCACCGCTTCGTCGCCTGCGTCATGCTCCGGCGGCCGACGGACGAAGATACCTTGATACCTCGGCCACATGTCGTACTTGCCCAGCACGCCCGGCCGAGTCACGCCGAACTTCTTCAGTAGCAGCTCAGCGTCTTTTAGGGTTTGGTAGTGGCTGCACATTGGCCTGTCCGTGTCATGCCTTTACTCGGATGTTCGACGAATTGAACCCGTGCTCCAAGCGCCTTCATCGCCTCCGCCAATCTGAAGTCGCCGGTTAGAAGAATCAGGTTGTTCTTGATTGCATGCTCTCCAATCAACGCGTCGGCGTCGTTATTGGGCTTCGGCCTGGCGGCATTCAGCGCATCTAGAATTCGCGAATATGTCACGCCATCGGACCACTTCCAGTTGCCAAATGACAACCCGGCTAATCCGGGGCTACTGTCTTCGGGCTTGCCGCTGAACACGAAGCTTTCGGCAGGCTGGACTCCCACTTCCCAGACGTCGAGCATTGCTAACAGTCGATCCTTCCGCACGTGGTCCGTGATTGCTCGCAGTTCCGCTTCTTGGATAACTGAAATGAAAAACTGCGCCGGCTGGAATGCGGATAGATCAAAGTCGAAATCGCAGATCCAGTTGAAGACCTGTGTATCAATCGCGTACTTCGGCGTCAT